CATCTACAGACACCAACTGAGTCTCTATATTCAATGCCTTTTCAATTGGATCAAATTTACTATTACTTGTCATTGTATTACATCCACATCAATTCCTTGGGAATTACTATATTGTTTAAAGTCAGAAAACTCTTCTAACTGTTGATTGAATCCGAAGTCATCTCCATACTCAATCAACGGATCGTCCAATGCATTAATAACTGAATCTTCATTATAATCTTGAAGTGCTTTTGGAGTAGAGGTATATCTTATCTCTCGTCTGGCATTTAAGATTGCATCTGTGGCATAATCGACCTGAACTTTCTTAATGAGACCAGATGAATTATCTGGAATCTCATTGAAGATGTAAGTTTTTGCAGTAAAATTTAGAGTATAAAATAGAAGTCTTCTTTGTTTAAAATCTTCCTCGTAAGTATCTCTAAAGTTAATTCTATTTAAAATTACCGGAATATCTTTTATCTCAGAAATTTGAGGAATTAAGTTTACACTAAGATTAAATGATGGTTGAAAAAATGGCAAAATTTGTTCTACGATTTGAAGAACATCGTCTTGTATTTTTGCAACTATGGTAAGTTCAAATCCAATATCATATGGGACTGGGAGATATATATTTTTTATTTCCTTGCCATCTACTACACTTACTGCTTTAAAAGTTTGTACTGTAGATGCTTTTCTTGCTGGAGCATACTCAATAGTCGTCATTTCAAATGACATTCTTGGTAAAGTAGTTGCTACTCTTCTGTTTCCATCTGGGGATTGCTCAACCCGAGATAGAAACTTTTGAATTGGACCATATGCTAGAGGAACTTTCAATGTTGACAAAGGAACATCAGCAGAATCTGAATGCTTTATTGTTATATTATTAAATAATGTTCCAAATGCAACTACTGTTTTATGAATGCACTTATTGTAAAAATAATTCCCAAGCATTTTAATTGTCCTTAACTATATTATGTATGAATTAAGCTTCCCCAAATGGGTTTAACTCACTGAAATCTAATATTTCATCTGCCTCCTCTTCTATGACTTTATTGTCGTCATATACGGTAGATGAAGTTGGTGTAACATATTCCTTGATAATATATGTAGCACTTGAACTTTCCCCAGTTATAATTTCACCTGGGATAAAATCCGTTCCTATTCCAGATACTTTTAATTGCTTTGTATATGGATCCCAATTCTGAACGATTCCCGTTACCTCAGTTATAGATGAGGTCACATTCTCTCCAAATATGAAATTACCACTGGCAACACTTGATCCTGCACCTATAGTTATTGTGGGAGCAACAGTATAACCGGCACCTGCGTTTGTAATTCTAATTTCAAACAATCCTCCTGTGGGATTTAGAACTGCTTCTCCTGTTGCAGTAATTCCTCCCCCCACCGGAGAAGAAAATGTGACTGATGGTGGGGAGTAATACCCACTTCCTGGAGAAGTTAATGTGACAACTCCAATGCCTCCTGAAGGTGATATAGTTGGCAATACACGTATTCCATATCCACCACCACCGAAGAATGATACTGTTGGCAAATCTGTAGAGGTGTATCCTGTTCCTGGATTTGTGAGTAAAACTTTTTGTAAACTTTTTCTAGATAACAATGACCTAGATTCTGTCATGATACCAATTGCTTGAGCCTGTATTCCGGAAACTGGAGACTCGATTACTATAGAAGGAGTCGATGTGAATCCATATCCCTCGTCAATAATTTCAATAGTCTGAATACCTCCAGAAACAATTGAAGTGTATGCTGTAGCAGTTGATCCTATTCCTGATAATGTTAATAGAGCAGTATATCCAAGATCTTTTAATTGAGAATCTATTGGTTTAACTCCAGTCTGAATCTGATCATCCTCAAGTTCATATACTTCACACCTTAATTCATAAATGTAATTTTTCTGAAGTTGATAAAATGGTTTACTATTTTCAGCATACTTAATTTCCAATAAACTATCCGTCATTGGAACATAAATCAGATCCCCTTCATTTGGTCTTAACCCACTCTTCACATTAGGGATATTTTTCATAAATTCTGATATATACAATTCAAATCGTTCTCTAGAAATGATTAAGGTCATTTCATCGGTCACTTTGACTCCAAATTTACTCATTAATACACTATTAGCATCAAATCCCTCATAGTTCATTATGTAAGCTTCGATTGGAAATGCATTTTTAAATTTTGAATAAATGACATCTCGTATTACCTTCCCCTCAGCAAAAATCTGCCTAGGAAGATAATATACTTCCACCCCATAGATCTTTAATTGCTCATTAACTAGATCCTGAACAAGAGATTGTTCAGTATTAGCACCTTGTAAGAAAAATGAGTTTAACATACTATCCTATCAGATCCATAGGAGGAAGTTCGAACTCTAGCATCATTCTATCTTGAATGTCCTGGAGATCTTTTTGAGCATCATCATAAATTTGCCTTCCATTAAGTTCCACTCCTCCTGGAAGTTTGACACCCTGGAACTTAATTAAGTTCTGTCCCCACTGCCTTTTTATAATTGCCGTCAAATATAACTTTAAGAAATAATCATTCCAAACTTTAGGGTAATCATTTGGATCCAAAATTCTATAACACTCTATGAGCAAGTAATCATCAACTTGCAATGTATCCCAACTTGTATCAATATACAATCTGTCTTGTCTTTTATTGAATCTGATTTGACGATCTGGATTCACTATCCAATCAATATCTTCCAAATATCTTTTAGTTACATAATAATTCAACATTTCAGTTGAACTAAACCAATAAATATCATTTAAAAATAGTTGATAATTTATGTTGAATAAGTTTGATGCAATAGTTCTATTGCTTAATTTAAATACTCTTTCTATGCCTATTACGGTCTCTGGAACTGGTATATAATTACTATTTTCTTCCCATAGGGCAGTTCCTATGCCAGAAGTTCCTGTAGTGGTTACTATTCCTGCTGAAGAACTTCCTCCTCTTGCTCTACCTCTATCTTTATCTTCTTGAGTTATTTTATACTTTAGAAACATTTTTTCGACACCATCAAAGTGTCTTTCTTGAAAATATTGCAAAGCATCATCTACTAGATCATCAAGTTGTTCTTCGGCAACATTGATTTCTAGAACTGGGGCACCAAGTTTTCTTAGGCAATAATTAATTAATTCTTGTCTTGATGCAGGTTTTGCCATTATTCTAACTTTTTAATTATTTATTCTGATACTAAAACTTTTAAATTTTGCATCATCTCCTCCAAAGAAAAATATAATTTCACGTAACATTTGCATATATTTTTTAATTCATTGATATTGTCACATCCTTCAATCTCTCTAGATATCTTTTCAAACTCAAATAGTTTAGACATACTTGTAAGTTTTATACTTTCATGATTCATTAATAATCTCCCTTAACATACTTTTGATTTCATTAATTGAAGATTTGATGTTATGTAGATCAGATTTTATGACATCAATTTCTTCTCTTCTTCTTTTATTTGATTTTCTAATGCGATCATAATTATTAGATTCAATAGAATCTACATTAATTATAGCATTGGTATCCAAATCTCTAAGTAAGTTTGGATACCCATTAACTTTTGCATAATTATTCATCATTTCAATGCTATTGCTCGTAGATCTTTAATTAAAGGTGAATATGCCTGATTATTTGTTGTTCCTACAATCTTTATTGCATAACCAGTAAATGAAGGTAGGTTATCTGCACTAAAGGTATATTCACGATATTCATTCAATAGACTTTCTGGAACAAATTCATCTGACGATCCATCATTATTATCAGGATCAATAACTCTATTATTTACATCTAGGTTTAAGTATCCTGGGAACAATTGCCAATTTTGATCTTCATCCACATTATCATCTCTAAACAATTTATAAAGAACTCTAATGTCAGAACTGTAGTGTCTGTATGCCGTCAAGAATATCTTCAATGAAGTTGCTGCAGTATTAAGATTAATTCGTTTTGAGAAATGAATGAATGAATTTGGATCATTTGTATTTGAATTTATTCTGGAATCTGTAGTATATGATTCAATTGGTTGATTGATTCTGTAGTTTTGGACAAGAACAGTAGCATTATCTAGATTAACTACTGGAGATACTTTAGAATTTTCCGACTTTAAGTTTAATTGTAAAGATAATGATTTGCTATTATTGAATTGCGATTCTGGAAGATACTCCAGTTCGTTTACTCTTGAGCATACCATTCTAGGAGTATCGAATCGATTATTAGAATCAATGGATATTTCTTGGTATCCAGCATCATCAAAGGACACCTCACTTCCATCCACACTTGTTGAAGAAACTGTACGCAGTGATGCCAATACCGAAGTAGATGGGTAAGTTTCTATTAAGTCCTCATTGACTGATGCTGAACTAAATTGTGTATTCTTAGATGCATAAACATTATCTCCCCCACCAATTTTATCAGCAGTAAATATCTCAAAATCTGAAGAAATTTGGACATAATAATCGTCTATGGTTGGATTGATGATTCCTTCAAAAGTAGTATTAATTGCTGCCAAAGATACCCCATTGAATTCATACTTATATACTTTTGAATTCAATGGATGAGTTACTGCGGTAGTCCCAAATTGTGCTCTAGTAATTCCAGTTAATTGGTTTCCACTAACTCCAGTATATCTGATGATTTCCTCATTGATTAGAATATATCCTGGATTATTTACAGGGTCCACTGCACTACCATCAAATGAAGTAAAATCTAAATTATTTGAAATTGTTATTGATGCCGCTGATGTATATGGTAAAGTTGCATCTAAATTTACTGGAAGTGCGTCTGGCATGACTCCAGAAATAGTTACAAAGTTATTCACAGCATACATTCCGTGATTTGGATGATGTATCCTAATGTGTCTACCATCATTATATGGAGATGGTGAACTTGTGGATAGTGCAACGAGTGGGTTAGTGGGCAACTTATTCTGTATAGCAGCAGATGGTAGGATTGAATTTGTGAGGATTGTAGTTCCTCCAGAAGTAGAAAACTCTGCTCGTTTTAGTGTAAATTTCAGATCATCTTCTGGAGATGGAACCCAAGTAGTACCATTTTGAGATTTGAATAATGATCCTAGGGATGGTTGTTTGTTGACAATAACTTTTTGAACATCAGGCAGAGATGCGGTAGATATTTCAACTTCACCAATTCTAGAAATCCATACATTGTATTCATTTGAGTCAGATATCAGAACAACTGCATATTCTCTTCCACCTTCTAATCTAGTT